TACGACCCACCCTGGACCAATCTTGTGCTGGCATCCACAGTCTCCTTCACATCTGTCGTGAAACTCTTTAGCTAGGTCAGTCTTGCCTATAGTGTTGTGATGACCAGCCCACTTACAACTACTGCAAATCATTCTTGTTCCTTTTCTTCTACCTCAGTTGGTTCCTCTGGTAGTTGTACATCTTCAAGCTCTTTCTGTACTTCTGGTGTAGTAAATATCTCACTACTTGTTATTTGTCCTTGTGGTACTGGCATTTTAGTTACTGTTACCTTTCCCCATCTCTGGTTCTGTGTTAGATATTTCTTTCTCCACGCTGTCTTTTTGTATCGGCGTAAAGGTTTTATTACTGCGCTCATCTGCCCAGTTCTCCAATGTTTGTATTACCCAAGCATCTTCAATGCTACCTCTTCGTCTTTTGACTATGACGAAGGCTGGCGGATTGACGGGTAACCCACGAGCCTTCGCATAGTTGGCTGCCTCAGAGCCTTCGCATAGTTGGCTGCCTCAGTCTGGGCTTCTGCCCAGAACTGCGGAAGATTGATTGACTTGCGATTCTTACATTCCAGAATGTAGGTCTGACCTGCGATTATGGTGACAATATCACCTTCATCATTGGCCCCAGCCTTGGCTAATCTTTCTGCAAAGTGTCCAAGTTTGCGTAAGTATTTCATTACATCCGTCTCAAACTTTGATCCCTTAGCCTTATTGTACGAACTCATATAACCCTCGATAAGTTAGAGTTGTAAATCATTCTGCCCATAGTATCGCTGTCACCAATTTGACAGGTGGCAAAGTTTACAAATAAACCAGCCCAATCCTTGCCATTAACAGAGTGTTTTCCAAAGCGATTCTTGACGGCTGCAACCCGAAGCGTATGCTCAAATGGGTTGTAACCAAGAGTAAGTATCAGAGCAGGTAGCTGACTTACCTTACCGTGGATTGCTCTACGGTGTGGTGGTTCAGTCATATCTCCATACTCACTCTGTTCTGATACGTGATGCAGAACCATTACACAGGCATCAGTCTTGCGAGCCATATCGTGAAGCTCAATCATTATCTGCCTTAGCCCTGACCATTCATTATCAGTTTCAGCGACCACATTCATTAAGTTATCTATGACAATTAGTTGTGGTGTTATGCCATAGAGTTCAATGTATGCCTTGATTTCTGATTCGATATCATCAAGATTCGGAGAAGAATCAAAGCACCATTGGATATGTGATATCTCTTGCAATACCTCATCATAGGCTTCAGGGTTGATAGAGATTTGATTCTCTACTGTCTGCTGAGTATGACCTGCAAGATGAGCTGATGCTCTCAGCATCACAGTAGCAGTATCGGTATCTGCGGAGAAAAACAAAGTAGGTACTTTAGCTTTGATAGCGTATACGAGAGAGAACATAGACTTTCCAGCATTGGGTGCAGCGGCAACCATACACACTTGACCACGCCGAAACTTTATCTCTTTAGTCTCTAGATCTTTCCACACAGTAGGAAGCGGTGCAGCAGTTGACTGCACAGACTTCCAAGCGCGGTCTAATCTAAGCACTTTCCTCCCGTCGTATTACTTGTATCTTTAGCTTACGTCTTACTTGTTTCCTATGCGCCTCTGTAAGGCCACCCCAGATTCCGTAATGTTCGTTGTAGATACCCCATTCTGCACACTCAACTTTATGGACACACTTGTCACATATACTTCGAGCGTAATTTGTTTCTTGGGTAATTCCTTGTCCAGGTTCTGGAAACCAAAAGTCGCCACCTGATTGAGCGCAGAGAGGATCCTCGTATTCACGGGGTCCTCGCATTGGGTCATCGAACCCAGATAGTCTGACACTTGTCCGTTGCTCCCTTTGGAGCAGCGCACATATAACCCTTCCAAGGTCCTTTAGCTCCGACACCCTCGCGGTATGTCATCGCTCCGTGTTTACAGATGTTGCCTCCATCAGCAGATGGTGCAGATGCTACTGGTGCAGCACTACGTACGGGCGCAGCATATCCAGCGCTTCCGAATGCTTGGCTAACGCTTCCAATAAGGGCAGAAAAGTCCTGCGCTGCAGTTAGCAACGATTCCAATTCCTCCTTACTAGCAGCATAAAGATTGATAAGGGTTCCATCTGGTGACTTGAAGTTCACCTGGAACTTTGTTGATTCTGGTGCAGCCATTTACTTACCTCCGAGTTTCTTAATGGAAAGCCTTGTGCTTTCCTTACCTTGCTTTGTCGGTACATAACCCAGTGCTTTCTCCACTGCTTCTTTATCTACCGTATTACTTTGAGTAGTTGACCACTTGATCTCATACCCAGTTGAAGTAATTCCTGTTATGCCAAGAAGTGATTCTCTTAGCGATTCTTTCTTGTTTTCTAAAGCCTTTATCTCTTCATCAAGTTGTGCGTAGTGTAGAGCAGTTAAAGATTCTGCTCCATCAATGACAACATCTTCAGTTTTGGTAAGTCCTTTTTTTATACCAACGCATCCCATCTCACCAGAGGCATCATAGAATTTGCAGTAGCTTTTACAGTATGACTCGTGCCTTTCAGGGGCAGGAGTCTCCTGCGTAGTCCGAATAGCTTCTAACCAATTCAGGGCCTCTAGTGCGATGGCTTCGTTATAGGGTTCACTGTGAACTAGGATGTCACGCTCATCCCCATCACGAGGTATGGCTACTAGGTTAACGTTCTGGACCTTCCCCAAGCCAGACTTGTCAATTAGATAACCATAGACTTGTACTTGCCAGCGTTGCTGTTCACTAGGAAAGTAAGAAAGATTCTTAACCTTCACAGTTTTCCAGTCAACGACATCCCCTGTCCCAGGAATGAAGCAATCAACGTGTGCCTTCATACCGCCAAACTCGACAGTCTTCTCCAGAAGGACATCTTGATTGTCTGCAAGTGCATTCTCTATTGCAGTATGTATGGCAGTTCCCATAATAGCTGCGAGTTTTACCTCGTTGTCATTGGTTTCAGGTTGGTTGTTTAACCTGTACCAAACCTTACGTCGACAGCCACCAAGCTCTGATGGTCCTATCTGTACCTGCGTGGATCTACCACGCTTGTTCTCCTTCTCGTGGAGAGCTTTAATAAGTAATTCTTTTATATCCATTAGAACGGTTTCCTCCATCTTGTTACCGTTACATTAAAGAAAAGCAAGTTTACCATTGTGATTCTTGCTACGTCAATCTGTCCATCCATATCTTCATAAACTACATAAGAGTCAAAGCCTAAAGAAAAGTTATCTAGGTGAAAAGTATTTATATATAAAGTTGTTCGCCTGCCTACATCCCACTGCATTAGTACTCCCGTCGTTGAGTGACCAATTGAATCGGAGGACAGGTATTGATGTCAAGGATGCTGGCGATTTCAACAGCGCGTCGGGCGTGTTGCTCTACATTACCCACAGTGAGACGACCCAGACGATCATAAAGATAACCGAGAGCATAAGCACCGCCACTGCCG